TCAGCAGCTAAGTTTGCAGCGAATGGGTCGATGTAAACTCTGTACTTACCTTGAAGAACACCAGCAAATGTGTTGCCTGTGTCATCTACGTTTAAGTTTGCATTAAGTGCAGGAGTGTAGTCAAGTACACCAGCCATTGTTAATGCAGATGCAACGTCAGCAGAACATAGGATCATGTTACCCTTTCCGCGACGAGTTCTTTGTGCGATAGCGTTAGCATCTCTCTCGATTTGGAAGATCAAACCTTTGAACTTCTCAACTGACCACCTACCGTTACTGTCTGTGTCTAGGTCAAACGCACCAGCAGTTGCTGTGTTTGTTTGTGCTCCAGATTCAGCAACCTTGTAGATTGATCTGATAACTTCTCTGTTTATCTCAGCAAGAATCTCTGTTGAGAGAATGTTTGCTAACTCAGCCTCAGCATTCAAACCATGAATTGCTTTAAGGTCTTGAGCAAGTTCTAAACTGTACTCTGCCTTTAGTGCTCTGGTTTTCGCTGTTACAGTGACCTTCTCGATTGAGAATGCCATCTGGTTGAACTGATCTCCTGCTTCGGATCCTAGTGCTTCAGCATCCTCTGTGTTCATACCACGACCAGTTGGGTATGTAGTAGATGCCTGTGAACCTTCTGGGTTCAATGCTGCAGGGTTAGTTGCTCCGCCAGCTGCTGGTGCTCTGTTTGTTGTACCGAAACCAACTGCTCCACCTGTAAGTGCACCTTCATTCTGGGTGTAACCATTAGATGTAAGGTTAAATCCATCATCCTGTGCAGAGAATGAAGTATCTGGTTCGTTGAATAGTGCTTCTGTTCCACTCTGTGAAGTGAAGCGACTTCTCATTGCAAAGATAAGTCCTGTTGGGCCGTTCATTGGTTGAACACCTGCTAGGTCATAAGCGACCAAGTTAGGCATTGAACGACGAATTAGACTGATTAATACTGGGTCGAAACCAGCAACTGGGCCTGTTTTGTCAGCACCAGCAGAGAAACCAGCAGTTGCACCTGATGAACCTGTGCTGTTTGTTGGTTGCTCAGTTAAAAATGCGGCTTCTTCACGCATTGTTTGTTCTTGGTTCTCTAAAAGAACTGCAGTCACCATTCTTCTGTGATTGTCTTTGATTGGATCTAGACCATCATAGTCAAGAAGTGGTGCCCACTTTTCTTGCAGAGCTTCCTGATTAATAGGGGCTTGCATTTAAGTTTTACCTCGTAAGTTTGAAATTATGATATAAAAATCACTTTTTAGAGACACGATTCAGAGTCTGAAGATATGCTTCCATACTGGTTGATATTTCCGCTATATTTCCGGGAGTTTCTGTGCCTTCAGATAGATTTTCTGACTTGTCTCTTTGAGATCCAGCATTACTTGGGAAATAAGATTCCTTAAGTGTTACTAGTTTCTCCCGATAGTCTGTTTCACTTTCAAACTCAACATTCTCCACGAGGGTTGCAAGTTTCTCCTTCTGTGATGCTGCTAATCCTTCGGCAACTTCGCCAAAGACAACATCAGAAGTGGACTCGGCTAATCTCCTGTTTAGAGCAATATTCTTTTCGATTTGCTCGTTGAGTTTACCTTCCATTTCATCTAGTTTATCTACCATGCTCTCGATGACATCATATTTTTCTTCAGGTACGGATACATAATGTTCTTCAAAAAGATTCTTCATTCCTTCTAGGAATGATTCTGTCATCTCAGTCTTGAGTCCAGATTCGACTGCAATTTGATTTTCTTGCAACCATTCGTCAGCAACATACTCAAGGTATGCGTCAACTCTTTCTTCTAACTCAGACTTGATAGCAGCAACTTCTTCGACGAGTTGCTCTTCGTATTCAGTTTTTACTGCCTCTTTGACTTCAGCAAGTTTTGCATTAATTGCTGCTTCAAAGATTGTTCTTGCCTTTGTTTGAAACTCTTCAGAAAGTTCTTCGCCTTCAAAGAGTGCCTGTACATCTGCTTCGATGTCAATTTGCTCTTCTTCAACGACTTCCTCTTCAGTTGCTTCCTCTTCGGCAACAACTTCTTGAGTTTCATCGACTTCTGCAGTTTCCTCTTCAGAAACTACATCATCTGCGGAGACTTCAGGATCTTCAGCGACTACATCGCCTTCGACATTCTCCTCTTCTTTCATACCCGTTGGCATTGGATCTGCAGGCTTAGCACCTTTAGTCACAATATCCTTTACCTGTTTTAAGGTTGTGCCGGGTGTTTTCAACTTATTCGAGTCATCAGTAGGACGAGAATTCTCAGGAGTAGGCCCTCCTAAATCTTCTACGGCCGCTTGACCCGGTGTTGAAATGGACAATCCCTTTTGCTGTGGATCAGCAGGTTTTGCCCCTTTGGTTACTACGTTTTCCATTTCTTGTAAATTTTGACCAACGGACATGTTTGTTTTTTAGATTTATTAGATAATAATAAAACTATATTTATTTATAATGTTACAGATTTGCTAAGAAATCTTGAAATAATCCAAGTTTATGTTCCTCTAGTGCATTTTGATCGACTAGAGTGTTAATTTTCTTAGCAGTTTTTGCTGCATTTTGTTCACGAAGGATACCTCCTTCCCAAATCCATTCCTTTCCTTCCATAATTCCGGAAACAAATGCATCGGGTGCTGAAGGATCTGCAACAATGTCAGCAGCAGTTGCTAACATGAAATCTTCTCCTACAACTTTGCATCCAGATGCTGTATCTTCTCTAAGTGAACCAACACCACGAGACGAGACTCCGAGGGTGACACCTTCTGATATAAGAGATTTTGCAATCTTACCCATAGGTGTTTCTAAAAGTTGTGCCTTACCAACAAAGTTTTTACCTTCTTGGCGAAGTGATGTTATCTTATGAGATACTCGATCAAGGTTAACAGTTGGGCCTTCGGGATGTCCGAGTTCACCAAGTGCTCTTCCTTTCTTCACGAATGACTCATTGTATCTACCAACCTCTTTTGCAAGAGTATTAATTGGATACATTCTTCCATTACGATTTTTTAGGTCGCCCTGTAAGAAGACACCTTCAATGTACATCTTCTTTTTAGCACCTTTTCCCTCAGTTATAAATTTAACTTTTGAGACTTCTTCTGTGATGAGTTTCATTTAATTAACCGGTAAATCCTACTTTTGTACCTTTGACAGCAGCATTGGCAGCAAACACAGCTTGTTCTGGATTTTTTTCCAAGAACTCTACAGTGCCTCTTTGTAATGTAAAGGTTCCTACAGTGCTACCACCTACTGCAGATGCAACAGTCACTAAGTGATCTGCACCAGTAGCGGTATTAACTAAACGAACAACTGTTGCTCCAGAAAATGTTTTTGCTGCTCCAGCATTTGTTCCAAGTGCCTCTTCTGTACCCTTTACAAGAGTTCTTTGAGTCATTATTCTTCCTCTTGTGGTTCAGTGTCTACCTCAATTTCATCCTCAATTTCAGGTTCTTCTGTATCAAAAATAGATGCAGTTGCAGATGGTCTAAGACCCTCTACTCTTTCTGCAGCCTTTTGAAAGATTACATCTTTTAAACTATCAGCAATCTCCGCAGGAGATGCATCAGTCGCAATTGCATCAATAATGTCGTCCATATTTTATGATAGGTATATATTTTATTTATATCTCGGCCTTTTTGGTATCATTTGCTAGTTCTGCGTCTGTTACTGCACCTTGTTGATCTAAATCATCTTCAACAGGAACATCACCTAGATCTCCACCTCCACCTTCAAGTGGTTCACCTGTAATTGGATCAACTGCATTTGGATCAGGAATAATTCCATCTTTAATTTCTTGTGCAATTTGTTCATCAATTTCTTTGATTTCTTGATCAGTTTGACGAAGGATTTTCTTACGTAAATATTCAGCAGAATAATACTTTCCAATGTATGGTTCAATCGTTGCTGCAAGACCTAATCTTTCATTCATCATTTCAGATTCTTTGAGTTCTGCAAACTGATTATCATATAAGAAATCATACTGAATATGATCACTCATTTCATCCCAATCTTCTGGTGAAACTATGTTCTTTAATATTAGTTGAGTTCTCAACATATCATTGAACATATTACCAAATCTCTTACGCAATCTTCCTACAAATTTAGAGAACTTAAGTTCATCTCTTAATATCTCAGATGAACGTCCCAAATTAAATCCACCTTCAGATGCGATTCTTGATTCTGGAACTCCTAGTGCACGATATAATTTTTTCTGGAAGTATTCAATATCTGATAGTTCACCTAAGTTTTGGCCACCGGGAAGTGTTGTAATTTCTGTTCCACGACCACCTTCTCTTCTTGGCAACCAGAAATCTTCCATCATCGACATGAACTTACGATCATCTCTAACTTCACCAGTTTGTGCATTATACACTAACTTATTACGATAACGACTCATTACTTCTTTCAAGTATTGTTCTGCCTTTACCTTTGGAAGATTACCAACATCAATATAAAATATTCTTCTTTCTGGTGCCCTTGATAATCTATAAATTACAAGACTATCCTCAATCATACGAAGTTGATTAAGTGCCTTGATTGCTTTATGTAAGTAAGATAAACAAGTTCCCTTATTACGATCAAATAAACCAGAAGTTACATATGCAATTGAATCTTTTGCAATTTTGATTGATTTTGATTTACCAGAGCCCGGTGGTGAATATACACCAATAGGATAATTTGGTTTAGGTGTGTAAATATAATATTCTTCCACATCTGGATATGCAGTTTTATTTACATCTCTACTGCTATCTAAATCGATTATTTGGTTTCCTCTATCATTTTTACTTTTCTTTTCTTGCCTGACGAATTTCATTTTCATCGGGTCAATATATCTTAATTCTTGTATTCCATCTTGAGGTCTTTTGACATCAATAACTTTCATGTAGTAAACTCTACCATCTACATACCAGTTACGAAAAATTTCATGAGACTTTTTATCAAAGTCCATGATTTCTTTTAGGTGTTTAAATTCATGACGAATTTTATCTTTTAAACCATCACTTGCATTTACATTTGATAGTTCTATTTCTATCGGTGAATCATATAGGTCACTAACGATTGCTTCATTAACTACATCTTCAATGGCATTGTCACACTCAGGGTGCAAGGCCATTTCACGATATCTTTTAATCAGATCGTACTCTGTTCTATATACTCCTTCTATATCAACATACTGTCCATAAAAACCAGACTGTATAAAATAGTCAACCCCGTCCTCGTTATTAGGAGGAACAGGGGAGACTATCGAATCAGGTTTTTTTTCTGAATCGTCAATAGAGAAACCAAAAAGTTTAGGCATTGTATAACGTCTTTATAATCTATTATACACTATTTATCAAAAAATTCAATAGTTTAATTAATTGCCTCACCACCGGCATTAGCTCCGATGCCCTTGATTGCTTCCCACCACTGAACTTGGAACTCAACGGTGAACTCTTCAACACTGTCTACAGTTTCGTAACTGAGGTCAATTGCTGCGATATTCGTTGGGAATACATCATGGAACTTGTAGGTTCTAAGTGTAGATCCGTCACGGTCTAACTGATGAACATAAGCATCTGGTTGATATGCTGCTGGATCTTGTGCTCCAGTTGCATCTTCCATCTTGTTTATAAAGTTCATCCATTTTTCCATTGCGGAACGGATAGAGAAGTCAACGTCGTTGATTACGGTGACTGTCCATGTATCGAAGGTTCTATCACCAGCAATCTTCAGGATCCTACCCCTGAAGTTAACATCAATTGGTGTGATGTTAGATGCTGGTAACTGAGCTGCTTTAACTAAGAACCTTGACTTTTCTTTAACGTCATTCTCAATCGCGATTGGATCTGGGAAGACGAGTTCCACCTCGAACAGATTCGGTCTTGCACCGCCACCGGCCATTTTGCTCTTGAAGTCGGTGATCGTTCTGAGTGGTGGTCTGTTAAATTGGGTTGCCATTTTTCTTTATACCTTTAATTAAACAGTTCCAATGACTTCATCGAACGAGATGCCAGTTCTAGTGGCAACGAATGTAAGACCAATAAAGTTAATCGATCTTGCAGGTTTGATGAATATATCTGCAATGAACTCATTATTATCTATGATGGCAGCAGTGTTATTTGTTTCGTCACAAACAACTCTGAAATCAAAGATTCCTCTCTTGGATTGTACATCACGTAAGAAAGGTTCGACAATGTTCACAAAGTTAGTTCTTGTGATCTCATCGTTGAATTCAAAGAGTTGATCTTTCGCTGCAGCAGATATTGCTTCTTCTAGGAAGATAAACAATCTACGTACGTTGATACGATCAAATGCAGATGATTTTCCAAATCCAGTCTTATCACCGAATAAAACTATACCAGCTCCGGGTGAGAAGATGACAGGGTTGATTCTATTACTGTATAGAATATCTCTCTGTGTTTGGTTTGGTGTGTATGCAAGTTTGACTGCATTGAGGATTCCACCTCTTGCTGTTCCTGCTGGTGAGAACCAAGGGAAGTTGTTAATGTCATTTCTTGCACATGTTCCAGCGATGTCACCATTTAGTGGGACATATCTGAATGTATCTGTGAATCTATCAAACATATACTTATATCCACTATCGAATACCGCGTATGTTGTAGATGTAATTGGGGCATAGAATCCTGTTACATTATCTGTGATATCTGCAGCAGAATTAACTGTTCCAGTTCCTACAGATGTATCATTTAGGAATGCACCTCTGTATGGTGAGATAAATGCAACAACATCTTTTCTCAATTCAGCAATCGAGATAAGTTTATTTGCAATTGCTTGTGCCTCATGTTCTGGATAATTACCTGAACCCATCAGTAAGAAATCAATATCAAATTGTTCCTTATCTTCAAACAAGTCATATCCAGCAGTGATACCGCCAAGACTTGCCTTCATTGCTCCAGCAGTGGTTGTGTTTGTTTCACCACCATAGTTCTTACCACCCTGAAGTGTTAAAGTTGTAACTCCAGTTCCACCAAAATTGATCCCTTGTGCATTTTGATCCCATCCAGTGTCTGATGCGGTTGCAAAAGTACCAAAGTTAAATGATGTTGTGGTTAAACCAGTAGGTGCACCCATTCCAAAGATATTATCTGAATTATTATACAGATACTTTCTCCAGTATGAGGGAGATCCAGCTGAAAACTCAGCGTCTTTTGCTTTTGAAAGACCTAAGTGCTTCTCAAGAACTGTACCTGCATTTCCAGTTACAGATCCTTTATCATCGATAACAATAACATGTAGTTCATCAAATCGTGAACTTCTTGCAGTTGCATATGCTGATGTTCCGGGTCTTTCTGCTATGTTATTCCAGTTTATGGTTGAGTTACTTAGTGCAATAGTTTGATTATCAAACCAATCAGCTCTTGTGGTGTAACTTGTTGTTCCAAAAGATACACTTTCACCAGCAGTTGTAAGACCTACACTACCTGATGCAGTGAATGCATATATTCCATTTGGTGTATAATCTTTTGTTGTTGATACTCCTGCTGCAGTTGTATGTTCAAGAATTTTAACTGAAATAGATCCAGTTCCTATCTCAGTGATCATTCCTTTTAGGAATCCATCTGCAAGAGATGTAGTACCAACACCCGGTAAAACTCTACCAACCATTGATTGAGTAACACCCATTCCAACAGCAAGAGGTG